TCGAGTTAGATCCATTTTTTCTCTAGCGAGTACTGCTGTTTGATCAATTTTTTCGTCTGCAATTCTAATTCTTTCTTTTGCTTGGTCTTCATCCTCTTCTAATTTCATTTTATCAATATCTGTTTTTTCTTCAAACTGAGAATCTTTCATTTCCATGTCTTCGAAACTTTCTTTTGCTTTTCTTTGCATATCCATTGCTCTTAAATCTAATTCTCTTTCTTTTAAAGCAACCAATGGATCTTTTTGTTTACCCATTTGTTCTTTTTGAACCAGTTGAGCTGTTATTTCAGCACAACGTTGAGCAATCATACCATCAATTTTAATTTTAGCTCCTTCAGGGTCTTCTTGAAGTTGTTGTTGCATTTGTGGATTAGTTTCGATCATAGCGCCCACTTCGCCTTGCGCTTGAAGACTCACGTGTTCGGAAACGTGTCCTTGAAGCAATGCATAGACCATTGGGTTCACTTGAACCATTCGAGAAGCCATAAAAGTTGTATGAGAATTCATATGAGCCTCGTGATCCTGTTCAGGAAACGCTTTAGGAAGTTTCATCTGTAATGCTTCCATATTTTCAATCGCTGGATCCTTAGGAACAATCGGAGGTTCCGGTTTTAAAACTTTATCGATGTCTCGTGTGCCGAGAGCGTCATAAACGCGTCTGTAAGCTTCCCGAAGGTTGTGCATATTGGGATTAGACATCGCAATTTTCAAATTTTCGCTGGCTAAAGTTACTCTTTGACTTAAACTGTAAATATTAGGGTCTGCAACTGGAATCACGTCTACTCGACCATCAAAATCTTTTGATTTGACCATTCGATCCGCTCCATAAACCGCATAGGGATAAATAGGTGGTAAAAAGGTGGCAAAAACTTTTGAAATAAGTCTAAATTCGTTACGCATTGCGTAATAACAACGCTTGTGAATAGCAGTCATGACTCTCGAACCACGCTCTAAGAGCGCAACCGTCGTTCCAACCGCTCTATTTTGAACATCGGTACCTGTCGCCATGTCCGTGATCGATGCAAATCGTTGTCCCGCTGTTACAACGAAGCCCATTAAGTTAAATAGTGTTACGGAAGGTTCTTTAAACGGTAACATTTGGAATTGATCTTTAATATTACCTCCAGGAGCGTCTACATCTCTAAATTCTCCCGGTTGAAAAGGTTGATCATCATCTCTAATTCGAATTCCTCGAGATTTAAAACCCGCTGGTAAATTACTAAGGGTTCCAGCGTCTAAAAGTTGTCTTAAAGCCGTTGTTGCAGTTCTAGATAATCCACCAATCATGTGAATTAAGCCAAAACCATAAAAACCTAAGCCTGGTAAAAATTTGTAATGAATAAAATATTCTTTTCGTCTGTGGGTAGGATCCTCAGGTTCATAATTACGATAAATGGATAATATTTCACTTGAGCCTTCATCGATCGTTACAATATAAGGAATTTTAACTTCTTTCGGTGGGTTTTCCATTGTGAATTCTTCAATATTCAAATCCACATGCATTTCTAAAATATTAAAATTGGTTTGACGATCTGCTGTTGGAACAATTCCTTCCAGTTGTTCATATTTTTTCTTAATATCGCTTTGTCCTGTGTTTACAGGTTTTAATTCTAGGTCTCGATAAAAACCTGTTTTTTGTTTTTTAAGAACCTCGTTTTCACTCATTGAAATTTTATGAGTAATACGTTCACAGTCCATTAAATCGGTTGCATAGTAAGGAACGACTAAATCTTCCGCAGGAACGAATTTAGAAACTGCCCGTTCCATAATAGCATCATAATAAACTTTTTTAAAAGCTGATCCAGCTAGGGGAAGGTAGAATAAAAGCTGATCCATTTCTGGAGTATATTCTTCCATTTTCTCCATAAGCATATAGTTCATGAAATCTTGAACCCGATCCGCTTGTTGTTGTTTTTCTTGATCCTCGTCTCCAAGTACTTTACAACGAACGGGTCCGTCGGAAGGAAGAAGTTCTTTATACGCTTGTGCTTGAAATTGTGTAACGGCTTCTGCTAATAAAGGGTGGGTAACATTAGAGGCTCCTCGAAAGGGACGGGTCATCTCTGTGTGCTTAAATCCTAAAAGATCTAAACCTTGAGTATAACCCGTTTCCCAATCTTTTCTTGAAATTTTATCTCTTCGGTATTCGTCAACTAATTTTGACGCCATCCGTTGAAGAACGCGTTCGTCTAGATCCTCGGCCAAATTAGCGTGGAACTCCTCTTCAGGAGTGCCTTCTTCAGACGCTTCATTGACAGCTTCTTCACTAGGTCTTTCAACTTCGACCGCAACTTGTTCCTCAGTCGCTGGACCTTCTTCTTCCAGAACTTGATTCTGTTTTTCAACATCAGCCATGTTTTACTACTTAGTAAGTTCTAAATTTTACTTTGCCGTTTAGTCTAGTATTGATAGCTCCGCCACCACTATAACTTTTAGCGCCTACTGAACCACCTTTATTCCAAAATTTGTACCAAGGTTCTTTTTCTGTTATTCCTTTAACTTTTGAAGGTTTAAAGTGTTTAGCTTTGTGAACGCTTTCCATTACTTTACCATCTCCAGTAAGTGCATCTTGAATAATAGGTTTTTTACCATAAGTGTGTTTGAGATCTTTTCGCCAATCTCCCTTGCCACTCAATGCTTTGGATGCAGCATACGCTGTTAAACCAGCTAAGATAGCTTTTTTTAGTTTTTTTGCCATGATATATATATATCTCCTTAATTGTTATTATATTACCACTTAAACATATTAACTACTAGACCTCCCTTTTTCTTATAGAGCTTAAAGGGTTGTTGTAACATTTGAGGGGTAATTTTCAAGCCAAATACCTCGTAGTAAAGACGGGGGTCATTAGCTTCCATTTTAATGAAAGTTTTCTCTCTGCCTGCTATGTACTCTGCAGCATCTAGTCTTGATTTAAAAGCCATTTCATGTTCGCTAGGGGCTCTCGTATATTTTAAAACCCGCGCTGGTGAATCTGTACCAAATTCAAATTTCTTAAGAATTTTATAAGGCTTATCTGGATCGGATTTAGCCACTTTAATTGGTTGAGCTATTGAATCATACTGAAGTGCTAGCTTTTTCATTCGTTCGGGTAAGACTGCAGTTTGCTTAGGATTAGTTAAAACCGCTTTATTCTGCGCATCAGAATAAGCTTTGACTCCTCTCATACCTGCGGTACCTTTCGCAGTTCCATAAAATTCCCAATCTCCCAGTTTGCCTACGGTTGCCCTTCCAGTAGAATCTGCTCTCTTTAACGCATGGAGTCTTTCCACAGGATTAATTGCAATCCATTGTAGACCATCGTCTGCAGCTGTTTTAGCCATATGTTTAATAAGGTGATCTCCCCATATGTCTCTTGTCAAAAAAGGTAAGAAAGGAACATCATCCTCCCCATATTTACTTGCTTTTTTTAAAAGTGTAGAAGCATTTAGTGTATTTTTTCTTAATTCATCATATTTTTGTTTAAGCTTCCAATATTCTGATATTTCTTTCTCTGATAAAAATCCTTTACGGGCATAAATAGACATTTGGCCTAATAATTCTTTTAAAGCAAGATTCGCCTGAGCGTATTCCTGTTCCGTATTAAAAGGATTAGTTCTTACAGATCCTCCAGAAACTTTTTCCCATGCTTTTTGTTGAACATCCGATTGACCTTCGTGAACAACATAGGCTTTGTCTCGTCCGCCCTCAACAGCGCGTCGACCATAGCGTGCATGATAAACTTGATTATCAAACGATGCCCCTTTAATTGTTTCAAAGTGACCTCCTCCTAAATCACCTGGCTTAACATTTCGTCCATACGGAATTGTTTTTGGATAATAAATAACATCTTCAATATATTTTTCATCGCCTAGCACTTTGTACGTTTCATGATCTCCATAGCGTGGAGATTGATCCATTGTTTTTTCCCGACCGAGTTTTCTTAAAAGGTTAGTATGGTGGCTTCTAAATTCTCTTAACTTATTAATATCCAAATGAATTTTATGATCGTCAGCCAACCCCTTACTTAAATTTTCTAAATTTTTGATCTTACCTTCAAAAGGTTTAATCGCTTCAACCATTGAAGACATTGGAGCGTTCTTATTATAATAATATTGATTGATCTTATTCGTTACCTCTCTAAGTTCACTTTTAACAGCACTAAGATCCTGTCCGTAACTAATCAGCTTATTTCCAGCTCCAACCGATTCAACAGTGCCTTTATAGTTATTAACAACGGCTTCCGCATCATTAATGTATCGAGTTAGATCCTTAGCTAGAATCTGAGATTCTTCCACCATGGGTGTAACGTACTCAAAACGTTTTACCCGTAAATTCACCGCAGGAGAATTATTAATCATTTTAAGAAGATCCAGCTTACTGACCTTGAGTCCTGACTCTTGCGCAGTGGTTAAAAATCCTCCCGTTACTTTCTCTCCTTCAAATCGAAGAATGTTAGCATCTTCGAGTTCGGCTTTAGTGACATTCATTCTGACTTTTTGAAATCCTGCTTGTCCACTTTTAAAATTAGCTAAACGATTAAAATTAGAAAGTTCTTTAATCCAGACTTTGGCATCCAATGGTTTATAGGCAGGATGCTGAGCAATAAAATCATATAAGGAGGAGCCGAATCGACCTTGATTCGAACCCTGAGTTAAAGGAGCCGTTTTCGCTTTGGTAGCCACCAGATCTAGCTGTCCTTTAAGATCGGCAAATTTTCTTTGGGGGTGAGACTGAACAATTAATTCTTTAGCTTGAGTCGTGGGTGTTTTAGCAATCTTAGTAACCTCTGTTACTTTATCAACGACCTGGGGCGTGATCCGTGCTTCGGAAACCACAGGCGTTTTTTGTTTTGCAATCTTTTCTAGAATCTTGAGACCGGGTATTCTTTTTCTGGCTAAATAAGCTAACGCTCCAATTCCTCCAACAGCCAAGGCTCCCGGAACTGCCGATGGTTTTTCGTAAGGTTCGTATTTGTCTGCCATTACTTCCAGCCTCTTTTAGTTAATTTTGGAAAGCCTTTTATTAGTTTACCGTGTTTAGCTTCTACAAGAGGTATCCATTTGCCATCTTTTAAAATACTCGGGCCTGATGGTCCTCCGTCGGGCGCTAGTTTTGGTTTTGGGAGGTCTTTTGGAAGAACGGGCATATTACTTTCAATATCAGGTGATGGTAGTACTCCAGTTTCTTCTCCCCTTAACTTATCAAGTTTTTTTCGATTCTCTTTTATCCATTCTCTCATCTTTTTCTTTTTTACTTCTTTCTCAAATCTCTTATAGTCTTGAGCTAATTTTCTTGAAATTATTTGGCTCATAATAAACTCCTGTCTACATTTTTGCTAATAACCACTTCGCCACCTTCACTATGCTTAGTCGCTGTTTTAACTTTAATCGTTTCTTGATACTTGGTTAAATTTAAATGTTGTTTTCCTAAGCTTTCTAATTTTGCTTTGGTTTTAGGTAAATTATATTTATCTAATTTAAAAACTTGCTTCAGATTTTTAGCCTTACTCCATATTAAAGATACTGCTTTTTTATTATGTTTAATAGCCAGGTTGCCCAATTTTGTAAGCCTGCTTTTAATGGCTTGCGCCACCGCCAATTTTCGTAAATCATTAGCTGCTATTTTTGTTACTCCTAGAGACGCAAGCTCAGGAGTTTTCCTCATTTTTTTAGCTTTATATTCAGCAACGGAAAATTTTTTCTTTTTGAAGACCTGAGGATACTTCTTGGTTGCCAATCGATAGGCTAGTTTCGTTCCCTTTTTAATCAAGATTCCACGTAGGGCTTTGGTAATAGGTGGGC